ACCAACTTGAAGCCCGTAATCTGGCGACATCTTTTCTTGGTCACTAACTACTTGACTCGGGAAAAAACTATTTACTACTCCTTTAGCCATATTATCTTTTTATTATTTCTGATATTAATCCGCTCTGCGAATATTTTGCAATATTTAAGTTTATTGGTGCTTTTTGTATTATTGCATTAGGTCTATATAGCTCTTTATTACAAGCCATAATAGCTAATCCAGAACTAATAGCAGCATCATATTTTGTTCTATTATTTATATCAAATTTTGCCCAGTCGGTTAAGGTGTCGGTAAAATACATTGTTCCATAATCACCATCTTCTTTTAAACCAACGTATCTGTCTATATACATTTCTATAGCAGCTGCATGAGCTTGTTTCATATCCTCACTTGAGTTTGGTACTCCTCCAATTTCTTTTTCTGTAACTGAAAGTTTATTCCAAACTTTGTCAGGTCTGTTCATTGAGTAACCTCTATACCCTCTTCTCTTAAAATAATATAAGAGTCTTGGCTTATTATTCTCTGCTAATATTGGCATACCATAAAATACACAAGCCATTAATACGTCTTCAAAAAATATCTCAGCCGTTGGAGGCCTAGATACATATTCTAAAAAGAACGTGCTAGGAGGTGCATCATCCATACTAAACTTAGTTAGCCCGTGCAATGCTCCTTTAGATCCTCTATTATCTGTTGTTCCTGAAATGTCATAACTGTCACAACCAAATGCTCCAATGTGCTCATTACCCGGATATTTCAATCCGTTCTTTACTATTTGTTTATTTTGTAATTGAGCTGGAGGTGTCCATGTGATTAAGAATCTACCTTGTGGATTTGGCGAAAATATAACTCTTGTATCTTTAACACCATTTTCCCACTGAAAACTTCCTCTTGTTATAACAGCACTATTTTTAAGATCATCGTTATAATCTATCTGCTCGTATATTTTAGCAAGATTGAAAATACTATTTTGAGTCTCATCTCTAAAAGCGTGTTCCTCTGTTCTTGGAAACTGTCTATAGTATTCATTTAAAGCATCCTGATCTCCTTTTAAACCATCGGCTTCATTATTCCAATGCTCTATAACTCCAATCTCAATCGCATCCCCTTGTGGACCAAATGTTGGTACTTTAGGTGTATTAAATACAGGATGTCCGTATTCATCAATAAAACCTTCATAATTCCATTCCATTGGTATAAACAAAGAATATAGGCCAGATCTTGTTTGACCGTTGGCGTTTCTCTTTGTTACATTAGAATCGTTATATAGTGTTCTAAAATTATCACCACCTTTATCTAAAGAGTTTGATGTTGAACCCATCATACACTTACCAATAATTCTACTACCTAATCTGACACAGGTTTTTGTAACACGCCAGTTATTTAATATATTATTAGGTCTTTCCCATTTACCACTTTCATCATGAACTAAAAGTTTTAACTTTTCCCCATCATAACTATTGTCCCCTGTATTCTTCCAGTCAATAGTAGTATCTAGTCCAGTAAGTATCTCTGCTTTATTATTATCACCTAATTTTTTCCTAGTTAATTTTGATGCAGGTACACGATAAGCTAATTCTGTTTTCGGACGGTCCATACCGTCTTGAATTGGTTTAAAGAAAAATGGATAGTTAACCGAAATTGGTACTACCTTATCTGTAAACATTTTTTTAGCATCCGCTCCCGACTTAGATAATATACCGTAACGTGAATCACTTGATATTGTAGCTAAGTTAACAATTTCACCAGAAGCCATAAATGAAAATCCAGAACGTCTGTTCTTAAGATAAGCCATTCCATAACATCTTGAATCAGCTTTACAAGCTTCCCAAAATATAAAGAATAATCTATTTGATTCTCTAAAGTCTGGTTGTCCAACGTCAATCTTAGACCATTGTAGGTACATATAATGCGATCCAGTTATATAAGTTGGTTCTCCATTATTGTTAAACCAGTGTCCGCTTTCACGTCTATTAAACTGTTCATCTATATAAAGTCCCCATTTGTCCTTAAACGAGTCCGGATAATCTCTCCAGTCAAATATACTATCTATTGATTTTAACTCCTTAGGATAATCCTCAGGCGTCCATTTATCAGTAGTTGTGTCTATATTCGTTGGGGCTTTTGGTAAAGCTATCCTTAAACCTTGTATTTCGTATATTTCACCAATCTGTCCGGTCTTACTAATTACAACAACGTCGTATTCTTTATTATACCCATAATCCCACTTCTTTGACTTATTAAGTCTTGTTATAGTGTTTTCCCTTATGGGTGTAATTATTTTATATAATGATTGCTCGTACATTACTTAGATCTTTTTTCAGCAAAGCCAGTGAATTTTTTCTCTTCTTTGTCTTCTTTTGGTCTATCTTCTAATATACGCTCTTCTTCTTCAATTCTAGTTAGGATTTCAAAGGCATCGAATATGGCAAGTTTTTTGGTGGCAGCAGCATTTTTAAGTCTATCAGCGCTTATATCATCACCTGAGTCTACAATCTTTTCTTGTGCTACCTTTATTAATTCCTCAACTGCCTTCTGCCCAGCTTGGATTATATTCCTCTTCGTCTCCTTGATATTCATATTTAATTGTAATTAAATTGGTGGGTACTCGGTATAACCTCTGCCCTTCTATAATGAATTCATATTCCATACCAGGTTTGAATCCAACTAAAGTTCCGTTCTCAATAATATCATTACCGTATTTTACAATACCAATTAATGGAATTTCTTTATCGAGCGAAAACATATTTTTAGATTTTAATGGCTTAACAAAACAGAAACCATCTAACGCTTTCCATTTACCATTTCTTTTATAAGCATAAACTTGATCAGGTTGTACTGTGTACAAATCTTCTGCTATAAAGTTCTTGCTATTTTTTTCTTTACCTTTAATATCTCTGAATCGTCTAAAAACATTATGATGTACTATAACGTCATCGCCA